TGAGAAGTTCTGGCAACTGTGTGATCTCGCAGTACCTGGTCCTGACAAAGACGGCAATCCTCAAGAGGAGCGAATGATCGCTGCTGGTTGGTATGCCACCGAAGACGGACATACGACTAGCGTTGCACACTGGCTCGATGAAGAAGACTTCCGTAAGAACGGTGGTGTGATGAATCACGAGACCTGTGAGACCATGAGCAAGCGCCGTAAGCCCTTCACGGTTGACTACACTGGTTTCGGTTGGGTCATGATCAAGAACGGTGTCTTTGAGCATCCTGAGATGACTTATCCTTGGTTCGCTCCTCAGATGCAAACCTTTGAGGATGGTAAGGTTCAGGATATGTGTGGCGAAGACGTTTCGTTCTGTCTGGATGCCAAAGCAGCAGGTATTGTGACTTGGTGCGATCCTCGTATTCGTGTGGGACACGAAAAGACTCGTGTAATCTGATTAAGGAGACTAAAGTATTATGGCAAAGCGTCCTTCACTGACTGGTGCAAAGCACATTGAGGGGAAACCCAAAACGACTCGTCAAGGTCGTTCAAAGAACACAAAGTATGCTGCGACATCTCGTAATGGTGCAAAGAAAAGGTATCGTGGTCAAGGTGGTTAAATAGAAATAAGTTACATATTTTATATGTCTTGTTTAATCACAAATCTTCCTTCACAAGAAGTATGGGTTCGTAAAGAATACCTAACTGATCATCAGAGTGGTTGGGGAGAGTTTGTAAAGGGCGTCTGGGTATCGGCTAAGTCGATTCCTGGGCGTGCTTTTTATTTTGAGACATATCTTCCAGAGTATGCTGCAATGTATGATAAGTTGCCTATCAGCGCCTTCTTGTCTCGTCCAGAGACTCCTGATCCTGATATGAATCTTCCAAATCTTCAGTTTTGGAACTGTATGGACTATGGAGTTGTAAGTATTGACAAGAAGTTTATTGGTTCAATGGATTTTGAGTGCTATACAAGAGATCATGGTATTCAAAAGGGTACTTATGTCTGCACTCTTGACAATTATCACCGTGATCCAGATATGGTTGACTGGGCAACAAGTGAAAATCCAGCAGAACACAAGTCTCACAACCTGATTGAACTTCATAATGGTCAATATGCACTGTATCCAAACAACAGATTACGTATCTTTGACAACAGTTTGACTCCTGTTGACCCAAAAATGCCTGATTTTAAGGTTTCGACCAAGTGGTATCAGGTTGAAAATGGCAATGACCGCCTTGGAATGGGTCGTGAAGACGAATATTTCTGGAAAACTGCGAAAGAACGGGATAGCAACCCCGAAAAAAGTTCTGATTTACAAAAATCAGAGGAAAAAACCGATGGCAATTCACAAAGTTGACAAAGGAGAACTCTTTATTCAGTCTGGAATGACTCTTATTACTGAAATTGAGAGTGAAAAATACTTGAAAAAAATAGAAAACGCAAAAAAATCAAAAAATTACGATGTCCCCTCAGATAGAATGTCCCGTCAGTGCGGAGGAGCAGGTGGATTTGATGATTTTGTCGAAAGATGGGTTGATTAATCCTTAAAATAGGTGTCTAAATAAGACAGAATCATAGTGTATTCTTATAAATGCCTTTAGAGGGAGTCAGTCGAGGGTTCAAAGACATTAGTTTTTCGTTTCGTCAGCATCCAATCACTGGTGATTTGGTGTCTTTGACAAACGAAAGTGCTATTGCTCGCTCTGTTCGCAATTTAGTGCTGACGAACATCGCTGAAAGACCTTTTCATCGTGATTTAGGCACTGATATTCAGAAAGCAGTCTTTGAAAACTTTGATAGCATCACTGCAAGTATTATTGAGGGTAAGATTCGCACTATTCTTGTGAACTATGAACCCAGAATATTTGTAGAAGATATTGACGTTTTTCATGACAATGACTCTGGTATTGTTGAGTGTCAGATTCGATATGAAATCGTTGGTCAATCACAAACACTTCAAGAGCTTACATTTGCATTAGAATCTGTTCGATAAATGGCACTAGTTAACTTTACAAATCTGGATTTCAACCAGATAAAAACACAAATCAAGGATTATTTGAGGACTAACTCAAATTTCACTGATTTTGACTACGAGGGATCTAACCTGTCGATCCTGATCGATGCGCTTGCTTATAATACTTACATTAGTGCTTATAATGCTAACATGGTTAGCAATGAAGTGTTTATTGATAGTGCAACTTTAAGAGAAAATGTAGTTTCACTAGCAAGAAATATTGGTTATGTTCCAAGATCCAAAACTGGTGCTCGTGCAAGAGTTTCTTTCTACTTAAGCACTGCAAATCTCAGCACAAACCCAGTTCAAATCACGCTTAAGAGGGGCGTAGTTGCCACTACAAGGGCGGTTGGAAACGCTTCCTATACATTCACCGTACCAGCAGATATTACCGTCCCTGTAGAGGATGATATCGCATATTTCACTGATGTTGATATCTACGAAGGAACATATCTAACTCAGACTTATACGGTTAGCACATCAAATCCAAGACAAAGATTTATTCTTGATAATGCCAATATTGATACTTCATCAATCCGTGTAACTGTAGATGAGGATGGAACTGGTCCTCTTCAAGCAGTGACCTATACTCTTGCAAATAGTCTTTTTGATGTAACTTCTTCATCAAGAGTTTTCTTCATTCAAGAGATTGAAGATGAGAGATATGAGTTGATTTTTGGTGATGGAGTTTTTGGTAAGAAACTCGAAGCAAACGCTACTATAACTATCAATTATAATGTAACCAACGGTGAAGCAGTAAATGGTGCAAATGTATTTTCATTTAGCGGTAGATTAGTAGATAATGATGGTAATGTAGTTACAGAAGCAACTTCATTAATAACTACAACTCAAGCAGCAATCGGCGGTGCAAGTATTGAATCGATTGCATCCATTAAAAAATATGCACCAAAGATCTATGCATCACAAAATCGTGCAGTGACCGCAAATGACTATGAAGCACTTATTCCTCAGATCTATCCAGAAGCTGAATCTGTATCTGTCTTTGGTGGTGAAGAACTCAATCCCCCAAGATATGGTAAAGTATACATTACCATCAAACCATCATTCGGTCCATTCGTTCCTGAAGGAATCAAAAATAATCTCAGAAGAGAACTAAGGAAATACAGTGTCGCTGGTATTGTTCCTGAGATTGTTGATCTTAAGTATCTGTATTTGGAGTTAGACTCCTCTGTTTATTACAATCCAAACCAAGCACCAAGTCCAAACTATGTGCTTGCGATTGTAAAGGAGAATCTTCAAGCATACGCAGATTCTACAGAGTTAAACAGATATGGTGCAAGACTTAAGTATAGTAAGTTGGGTGGTCTGATTGATAACTCCCATGAATCCATTTCATCGAACATTACAACTATTGAAATGCGCCGTGATCTTCGTGCAAGACTCAATGAGTTTACTGAGTATGAGATTTGTTATGGCAATCCAATCAGAGTAAATAGAAAGACAGGATATAATATTCGTTCTTCTGGATTTTACATCGCTGGTGTAAATGATGTGGTTTATCTTTCTGATATTCCAAATGCAGATGAAAAAACTGGATCAATTTTCTTCTTTAGATTACTTGCAAATAATCAAGTAAAAGTTGTAAGAAGATCTGCAGGTGTTATTGATTATGTCAGAGGAGAGATCCTTTTAAATCCTGTAAATATAACAGGATCAAATGTTGTAAGAGGTGCTGAACTGGTTGAGATCTCTGCAATCCCTGTCTCTAACGACGTTATCGGATTACAGGATCTTTATTTGCAACTAGATATAAGTAAGACAACAGTTGATATGGTTACTGATGAGATCTCATCGGGAACTTATCCCTCGGGATCAAACTACGTTATAACCCCAAGCTATTCCACCAGAGGCTTAGTAAGACAGTAAAATAAAATGGTAAAAAGAGTCAAAACCAGTTCCGTCGTTGAAAGTCAACTCCCTGCATTCGTAAGGGAGGATTTTCCTCTTGTAGCAGAGTTCTTACAAGAGTATTATAAGTCTCAAGAAAATCCAGGTGGCACTTTAGATATTCTGCAGAATATCGATAAGTATGTCAAGGTTGAGGAAATGACAAACCTCAACCATGAAACTACATTGACTGCTGATGTTACTCGTCTCGCTACAACAATCAATGTTGAGGATACTTCTGACTTTCCAGACAACTATGGTCTGATTCAGATTGATTCAGAAATCATTACATACACTGGTAAAACCTCTACAACGTTTACTGGTTGTGTTCGTGGATTTTCTGGTATTAGTTCTTATCGTAGTCAGAATAGACCTGATACCCTTGTCTTTTCTGATACCTCAGTTGCGACTCATACGAGTGGAGCATCTGTAAAGAATCTTAGCGTTCTTTTCCTCAAAGAGTTTCTTAAGAAAACTAAACTTCAAGTAATCCCAGGATTTGAAGATCGTGAGTTGTATTCTGGTTTGAATGAAAATCTTTTCATTAAGCAAGCAAAAGATTTTTATCAATCAAAAGGAACAGATCAATCATTTGAAATTCTTTTCCGTGCTCTCTATGGTGTTGATGTTGAAGTTTTAAAGCCTAGAGATAATCTATTCCAACCATCTGATGCTCAGTATAGCGTAACGCAAGATCTGGTTGTAGAAGCAGTTACTGGAGATCCCCTTAATCTTGAAAACAAAACCCTATTTCAAAATGAGGGTAATGGATATCAAGAGGCAAGAGGATCTGTAACTAAAGTAGAAAAGTTTAGCAGACAGGGAAAGGATTACTATAAGTTAAGTCTTGACTATGACTTTGATAAAGACATTAACGTATTTGGATCACTTTTCGGTGAGTTTAAGGTTCATCCAAAAACAAGAGTCATTACAGCAGTTTCTGCTGGATCTACGATTCTTGATGTTGATTCAACTGTAGGATTTGGAACAACAGGAACTCTGGTAGTTAATAGTGTTGCTGGAACTCCCACTCTTGTTGCATATACCTCTAAAACACTCAACCAGTTTTTTGGATGCTCTAATGTCCCTGACGTTGTTTCTGAAACTGAAGCAAGAACAAACGTAGTTGCCTTTGGATATGAAGGACCTGGATTAACTAATCCCATTAATATTCGTATTGGTGCAGTTCTATCAGAAATTGAGTTTGATTCAAATACAAATGGATTAAAAGATGATGATGTTTTAAAAATCAAAACTCTTGGTAAGAGAACTACAGATTCAAAGTCAAATAACTGGGTATTTAATATTCCATCAGTTTATGATGCAGCATCTGTAAGTCTTATTGATATTTCAGACTATACGTACAGATTCACAACTTATGATAGAATCACATTGTATGATGGTGATTCTGTAGATGTTCTTTCTTCAACGGGAGTTAGAATCACCTCTCAAGTAACTTCGATTGAGAATGAGAATACATTCCAGGTTAGAATTGGCCAACCAATAAATGAAGGTCTTACATATACGGTTAGTAAAAATCTAACAAAAGTTAACGCAACTAACTTTCCACAGGCAAACAATAATAATGCAAATGTTCAGAATGTTTATCTGGACCCAAATAATGATGTATATGTTGCGTCTCCATCACTTCCTGCTTATTTTAGACAAGAACTAAAGGTAAGAGACCGATCTATTACTTTTAGTGGAACTTATTCTGATGCAGAAGTAATCAATATTGGATTCCATGGATTATATACTGGCGATTCTATTGTTTATGTCCCAGGAAGTGGAACTAATAAGTTGAATATTTCTGCAGGAACTTACTTTGTAAAGAGAGTTTCTGCAAATGAAGTTTCAATCTATAGAAGTAGAGCAAATATTTTTAATAATATCTTTATTGCGATCACTGGAACTGTAACTAATAATAAGTTTGAAATTTTCCGTCTCTCTGGTCAAACTTTAGAATCTCAAAAACTAATCAGAAAGTTCCCAACTCCAGAAGATAGTTCATCTATCAATAAAACAACTCCTGGTCAGGTTGGTATGCTGATTAATGGAGTTGAGGTTTTAAACTATAAATCTCCAGACTCTATTTTCTATGGACCTATTCAGAAGATTGTTGCAACTGCTGGAGGATCTGGATATGATGTAGTTAATCCACCAATCCTTCAAATTACTGATCCTGTTGGAACAGGAGCAACTGGTTTAGTTTCAGTAGAGGGATCCTTTGAAGAGATCAGAGTTATTGATGGTGGTTTTGATTACATAGGAACACCAACTGTTAGCATCACTGGTGGTGGGGGTAAGGGAGCAACTGCAGAAGTTGATATGCTTACAGTTAAGCATATTAATAACTTCAATGCATTTGGAGATGGTCTACGTGTAGATCTTACAAATAATACGATTGGATTCTCTTCGTTCCATAAGTTCAGAAACGGAGAAGCAGTTATTTACTCTACAGGAGGAAGTGGAAATGTAGGAGGTCTGTCAACAGATTCCAAATATTATGTTTCCACTCTTGAAAGTGATACTTATGTAAAACTTCACTACACTGAAGAAGATGCTATTGCTGGAATCAATACAGTCAACTTAACATCTTACGGATCTGGAACTCATTCTTTAACTGCAGTTCAAAGAAAGAGAGTTATTAATGGTGTTAAAGTTAAATCACCTGGAACTGGATATAAAAATCGAGCTGTTCATGTTAGACCAGAAAGCATCAATGTATACTCAAATACTATTGATGCTGTGGATCACGGATATGCTGATGGTGATTTGATTGTATATACTCCTACTGGAACTGTTGCAGATGGACTAGAAGATGGTTCAAGATATTATGTAACTAAGGTAAATGATCATCAGTTTAGACTATCTGCAGTTGGAGTAGGAACCACAGTAGTAAAAGATTTTTACTACACTACAAAGCAACACGTAAATATCACCTCTTCTGGATCTGGAACTCATACGTTTAACTATGAACCTATTAGAGTTCAAGTAAACGGTGTTATTGGTATTACTACAACATCAAGTCAAGATTTTACTGCTAAACTTCAACCAATCGTAAGAGGAGAGATTACAGGAATTTCCTTGTTTGACGGTGGTGTTGGATATGGTAGCAGCGAAATCATTGGAGATAATAGACAACCACTGTTTACATTAAATCGTGGTAGTGCAGCAATCTTAGAACCAGTTGTAATCAACGGTTCTATTGTTGAGGTAGTTATTAAGTCTGGTGGTTCTGGATACAATGCACCACCATCCCTCAATGTTCTTGGAGATGGTCAAGGTGCAGAGTTAACTCCAATCGTAACCAATGGATCAATCACTGGAGTTTTTATTGCCAATAGTGGATACAACTATACAAATAGCAAGACAAGTATAGACATTCAACCAGCTGGTTCAGGGGCTTCTTTACAGGCAAAAATCAAAAACTGGACAATCAACTTATTTGAACGTGCATTATCAGTTCCAAATATCACTGATGACGATGGATATATTGCTGAGGGACTTAATCCGAACTATGGTCTTCAATATACTCACATTTATGCACCAAGAAAGTTCAGACAAAATGTTTATAGAGAAGTAACAAGACTCGATAAACAAGTTTTTGTTCCCGATCTTATTGTTGATCCAAGCACTAGTGCAGAAATTGAATCAAGAAATCACTCCCCAATCATTGGATGGGCATATGATGGTAATCCAATTTATGGTCCATATGGTTATGACAAACCAGATGGTGGTGTTGTCAGAGCGATGGTTTCTGGATATGAAAGAGTCACTCCAGAAAATCGCCCACCAGTATCTAAGTTCCCTAAGGGATTCTTGATCGATGATTATATCTTTACTGGAACTGGAGATCTTGACAAATACAATGGAAGATATTGTGTAACTCCAGAATATCCAAATGGAACATATGCATATTTTGCAACGATTTCAGCAGGATCTGTAGAATCAGTAGGTCCATTTAAAGGATATAAACTTCCACAGTTCCCATACTTTATTGGTGATGAGTTTAGATCTGCTCCAATCGACTTTAACTTTGATAAAGAATCTAATCAAGATGATTATGATTTAGTTGGAAACAAACTGATTAGAAATACAACTCCATACAATACAAAATCATTGACTCAGAGGTATCCATACTTCTTAGATCCAACTACCATACAAGATCATGATAGTACTATTGATGATGTTAAATCTGGAAAGGTTGAATCTATTTTAATCAAGAAAAAAGGACTTGGTTACAAAGTAGATGATAGAGTTATATTTGACAATACTGGAACTAGTGGACGTGGTGCAGCTGCACGAGTATCAAGAATCGAAGGAGTAACTGTAACTGGTGTCAGTGTTGCTAGTACTCAAGTCACAGACGTTGAGTTTAGTCAGTCTGGAAGAACTGGTGTATTAGTTGGATATGCGACTCAACCACACAACTTTGTTAACAATGATGAGGTTACTATAAGTGGTCTTTCCACAACAAATACAGGTCTTCAAAGATTTTTCTCTATCGAGGTTCCAAGAAATACTCTTGTTTTAAGATCTGGTATCGGAACAACAGGAGCAACTGGTATTGTAACGTT